GGTGTAGACCAGTCTGGAACTGAGTCCTACTCTGATTCCATGACTGCATACCTCAGAACCTTGGGTTCTTTTGGCAAGCAAAACTGAATTTAACATTAAATCAAACCGTAAACATTACACCCTAAGCAAATGTTCCAATCCGAGCATCTGCAGGAAAAGTGGGCACCCCTTCTGAACGCTGAAGGATGCGACGAGATCAAAGATTCTCATCGTAGAGCTGTCACCGCTGTCCTGCTCGAAAACCAAGAGAAATTCATGCGTGAGCAGTCTGCCTTTAACGAAGGCGGAATGCTGACCGAGCAACCAACAAACCAAGTAGGTAACGGTGGATTCACCGGATCCTCTGCTGCTGCAGGTCCTACTGCTGGTTTCGACCCCGTTCTGATCTCCTTGATCAGACGCTCCATGCCTAACCTGGTCGCTTATGACCTCGCAGGCGTTCAACCAATGAGTGGTCCTACTGGACTCATCTTCGCAATGCGCTCCCGCTACACCGATCAGAGCGGAAGCGAGACCTTCTTCGATGAAGTCGATTCTGCATTCTCTGGACAACCCGCTGGTCTTAACACTTCCTTCGGTTTCTCCGATGCTGCTGCTGGTCTGGGTACTACTTCTCAGTCTGGCACCAATCCTTCCGTCCTGAACCCAACTGGTACTGCATCTTCGACCGCATATAACGTCGGTCAGGGTATGCGTACCGACACTGCTGAAGCACTTGACGGAACTGGTGCTAGCGCATTCAACCAGATGGCATTCTCGATCGAGAAAGTCACTGTAACCGCTAAGTCCAGAGCACTCAAAGCTGAGTACTCCTTGGAACTGGCACAAGACCTCAAGGCAATCCACGGTCTTAACGCTGAAGCAGAACTTGCTAACATTCTCTCCACTGAGATCCTCGCGGAAATCAACAGAGAAGTCATCAGAACCATCTATAAGGTTGCTGAGCAAGGTGCTGCTACTAACGTTGCTACCGCTGGTGAGTTTGACCTCGACATCGATTCCAACGGACGTTGGTCGGTTGAGAAGTTCAAGGGTCTTCTGTTCCAAATCGAAAGAGACGCTAACGCAATCGCACAGCGCACTCGTAGAGGAAAGGGCAACGTAATCATGTGCTCTGCAGACGTTGCTTCTGCACTGACCATGGCTGGCGTTCTCGACTACACCCCTGCACTCAACGCTAACCTCAACGTTGATGACACTGGTAACACCTTCGCTGGTGTTCTGCAAGGTAAGTATCGTGTATACATCGATCCTTATTCTGCAAACGTCGCTGCTAACCAGTACTACGTTGTTGGTTATAAGGGTTCTTCACCTTATGACGCAGGTCTGTTCTATTGCCCATATGTTCCCCTCCAGATGGTTCGTGCCGTTGGAGAGAACTCCTTCCAGCCCAAGATTGGCTTCAAGACCCGTTATGGTCTGGTCGCTAACCCCTTCGCAGAAGGACTGGATCAGGGTCTCGGAAGACTCCGCGTTAACAGCAACCGCTACTACAGAAGAGTTACTGTTAAGAACCTCATGTGATCTATACTCACAAGAGTTAACTGGAGGGTCCTTCGGGACCCTCTTTTTTATGCTAATAAATACTGAAAAAGTATATTATGAAATTTTCTGTGGTAGGTGCTGGTAATGGTGGGTGTTTTACAGCACTCCACTATGCATGGCATACTAAGTCTAATCCAGAAATAGAAGTAGAGTTAATTTATAATCCAAAAACAGAACCAGAAAGAGTTGGACAAGCAACTTTATTAGATGCTCCGTCTTTATTGTGGAGCGCAACTGGATTTAATTGGTATAACAACAATATTCATGCCACATTTAAAAGTGGTATTTTATATGAAGGGTGGGGAGAAAAACGTGATAAACACTTTCATGAATTTCCACCAGATCGTATGGCAATGCATTATTGTCCATGGGAGATGCAAAAATCAATTTTAGATTCTGGACACTTTAAAGTAATTGAAGATGAAGTAGATCCAGAAGATGTTGATGCAGATTACGTTTTTGATTGTAGGGGAAAACCTTCCGACTTATCAGAATATTATAAATTAACAAATCCAATCAATTCTACAATATTAGCAAAACCAAATTGGGATACCTCTACAAATCCATGGAGTCGTCATGTAGCAACTCCAGATGGATGGACCTTTGTAATTCCAACTCATCAATCATCACCTTCAAATGATTATTGTGTTGGATATTGTTATAATAATAAAATTACTTCTGAAGAAGACGCAGAAAATAATTTTTTAAACATGTTTGATGTGGAAATAAAGAAACATGTTCACTTTAACAATTATGTGGCAAAAGAACCAGTAGTAAATGATAGGATTTTTAAAAACGGAAATAGATTATTTTTTCTAGAACCATTAGAGTCTTCATCAACTCAAACTTATATTGAGTGGTCAAAAATATGTTGGGAATATATTTTTGATGGAAGAAAAAATCCTTCAGAAAGGATTCTCGATTATATAACAAAAACTCAAAACTTTGTTCTGTGGCATTATCAATTTGGATCAAAATACAAAACACCTTTTTGGGACTATGCTAAGAGTCTATTATTTGAGGATAATGAATTTGATCAATATTTAAACTACGCTAAGGAGTGTGATAATTTTGATATTATTCCAGAAACTTATGGAGGGTTAACAAAGCAAACTTTTTATGCACAATGGCCACCATACAGTTTTAAAAACTGGTTTGATGGAATGACTTAGATAAATAATTGAAAGTTTGTTAAAAACAATGCCTTATCACATTAAGAAACCAAGTCTTATTAACTCTAGTGTAGACGTGTACTATACTGGTAATAGAAGATGGATTGATGACTACTCTGCGAGAAAAGTCTATGATAGCGATCCTTCATCAGAGATGACTAATACTGATGGAACCAATGGTGGTTGGACTGGCGCAACTGTCGTTAGTGAATAATAATGCCCGATACTTCATCAAGACAAATTGAGAATAGAAATTTTCTATCCCCAACTGGATTTAAGTTTCTCCTGAAAAGAAGTCCTCAAGTTGCTTTCTTTTGCAATCAAGCAAATATCCCATCTATGGATATGGGAACAGCAACTCAATCGACTTATTTGAGAGATCTTGATATCCCTGGAGACAAAGTTCAGTTTGGGGATTTGACTATTAGATTCTTAGTTGATGAAGATCTCGGCAATTATATGGAGATCCAGAAATGGATACGTGGATTAGGATATCCCGAATCTGAAAAAGATATTCGTGATCTTCAAACACTTGGACCTGGTGATGTTGGATCCAAATATTATAATGAAGGGTTAAATTTGTATTCAGATGCGACTCTTCAAATTTTAAGCAACAATCTGGTTCCTAAATTTCAGGTGATGTTTAAAGATGTATTTCCAACTTCCCTTTCAACTGTCACTTTTGATGCAACTGATACAGATATCGAGTACTTTACAGCAGAGGTAACTTTCAAGTATACTATGTACAATATAGTTGACATGAGAAATCGTCCTTTATGATCGATCTTGATAAACTTCAAGAGGCATGGGAAAAAGACTCTAAGATTGACATGGACAATCTTCATACAGAATCTACAAATATCCCATCCCTCCATGCGAAGTATTTTGAAATGTACAACACCATCTTTCTAATGAGGAAGAAGGCAGAGCAACAGAGAAAAAATATTCGACATGAACGATATGAATATTTCAGTGGTAAAGCTGACCCTGATGTATACGTAGAAAATCCTTTTCCAAAGAAAATCCGCGACAAAGATACGATGCAAAAGTATCTTGATGCTGACGAAAAACTGTCTACAGTATGCCTAAAAATTGATTATTACGATACGATGTTGGTATACATTGAAAGTATTCTTAAACAGATTTCAAATCGCACATATCAAATTAAAAACGCAATCGAGTTTATGAGATTCAACTCAGGATTAGGATAATGGAAGATGAATACTGGTCAATTGAACTGAATATTAAAGGAATCAAACTTATTCATCTAGGTCTTTCTCAAGCAGTAGAAAAATGGACAGGTGGTCCTGCAGAGGAGCAAGAAGACTTGAAAGCAATGAGAGATAATTTCTATAAACTTATTTTAGAATATCAGTTTGAGAATATGTAATAAATACTCACAGATGAATGAATCATCGTGAATACAACAGACCTCGTTATTTCTAAATCAAACGAAGTATTTTTAAAGATTAATACAGAACCTCATATTGAGTATGAACTTAGAGATCACTTTAAGTTTGAGGTTCCTAATGCAAAATTTATGCCGCAATATCGTGGTAGGAATTGGAACGGAGAGATTCACCTATACGATATGCGATCTAAACAGATCTATGTTGGTCTGTTAGATAAAATTGTTAATTTCTGTAAGCAGTACGGATATAGTTATCAATTTGAAGATAATAAATTCTATGGCACTCCATACGAAGAGAATGAACAAATCTCTATGGAAGGTGTCAAAGACTATATGAATTCTATTTGTTCTCACACTCCCAGGAAATACCAAATTGAGGGAGTATACGGCGCTCTAAAGCACAATAGAAAACTATTGATAAGCCCCACTGCTTCTGGCAAATCATTGATGATTTATTCTCTCGTAAGATATTATGTAGACCGAGGAGAAAAAATTCTTTTAGTTGTTCCAACGACATCTCTTGTAGAACAGATGTACAAGGATTTTCTTGATTATGGTTGGGATGCTGACTCATATTGTCACAAAATCTATTCTGGTAGGGAAAAGAGTAATAATGCTCCAGTGACAATTACAACTTGGCAATCTGTATATAAACTAGAACGGTCTTTCTTTGAAGACTATGGTTGTATTATAGGCGATGAAGCACATTTATTCAAGTCCAAGTCATTGATTAACATCATGACTAAACTTCATCATGCTAAGTATAGATTTGGATTTACTGGAACTTTAGATGGAACTCAAACTCATAAGTGGGTTCTAGAGGGTCTCTTTGGACCATCATACAAAGTTACTAGAACTGATGAGTTGATGAGACAAGGGCATTTATCTAAGCTTGATATTCAATGTCTTGTTCTTAAACATCCACCTCAGAAGTTTGAAACTTACAACGATGAAATTGAATATCTTATCTCACATGAACAAAGAAACCGTTTCATTAAAAACCTTGCATTAGATCTTAAAGGTAACACTCTTGTTCTTTTCGCAAGAGTCGAAGCACACGGACAGGTTCTCTACGATCAGATAAATAATCACAAGCGAGATGACCGTAAGGTATTTTTTGTACATGGCGGTATAGATGCAGAAGAACGGGAGCAAGTAAGAGAAATCACAGAAAAAGAGAACAATGCCATTATTGTTGCCTCATATGGAACTTTTTCTACAGGTATCAATATTAAAAATCTCCATAATGTCATCTTTGCCTCTCCAAGTAAGTCCAGAATCCGCAATCTTCAGAGTATTGGACGAGTTCTTAGAAAAGGAAAGGATAAAGTAAAGGCAACTCTTTACGATATCTCTGATGATTGTTCAACTAAGTCAAGACGAAATTACACCCTTAATCATTTCATAGAAAGAATCAAAACTTACAATGAAGAAAATTTTAACTATGAGATAATCACTATCCAATTAAAGGCATGATAGAAGACGATTTTTATGCAACACTAAAGTTAAAAACAGGAGAAGAACTCTTTGCTAGAGTTGCTGCTTCAGAAGAAGATGATAGAACTATGTTAATAGTTTCTAATCCAGTTATCGTTGATGAAATTAGAACGAAACATGGTGTTGCTGGTTACAAGGTAGAACCTTGGTTAAAGACAACTACAGAAGACATGTTTATAATTAATTTAGAAGACATTCTTACTTTGTCGGAATCATCAGATATAGAAATGATCATGATGTATCAAGACTACGTAAGATCTTCTGATAAAACCACCCGCAATGAATCTAAAATCAATCGTAGGATGGGTAGAATTGGCAACGTCAATGACGTAAAAGAGATTCTAGAAAAAATATTTAAGAGTAGTAATTAGTATCTAAGCCTTCCTTATCAACCTCCACAAAGGTATTCTACTGTGTTTCCGGTACTTGTCAAGTGTTTATGAAAATGATATAATGAATAGATATTATGATATAAACTTATGATAAGACCCATGGCAAAGAGAAAAAGGTCAGAACATTATGTGAACAATAAAGAGTTTCTCGCTGCTCTTATCAAGTATCGCGAAGACAAAGAGATTGCATTGGCAAAAGGTCTTCCCAAACCTCCCATTCCACGCTACATTGGGGAGTGTTTCTTGAAGATCGCAAATCACTTGTCCTTCAAGCCTAACTTTGTGAACTACATGTTCAAGGAGGACATGATCTCTGATGGAATCGAAAATTGCGTTCAGTACATTCATAATTTTAATCCTGAGAAATCCCA